TGGGGCAAACTCTTTGCCTACAATACGGGCGCTGTGTCTGGCGTTAGCTTTAGGCTAAAAGGTGTGCAGGTGCTTGAGCTTGCAGAGCAGGGCGATGTGGATGACCCATTTGCTAAAACAACAGGCTATGCACCAAGGACCAGCGAAGTTGTTGCTGATCCCACAGGTGGCTTGCTAGATGGTAAAGATGCAGATGATGGGCTAAACGACGAAATACCCTTCTAGTTTTGCAAAAAAATGCCCCAAGCGGAGCAGTTCACGCTTGGGGCGAGGTAAAAAACCCTTGGTAAAACCAATGACAAAAACCGAAGGATTGAGGAAATGCTACAAGATAATGAAGTAATTAACAATAGCTTTGAAGGCGCAAGGCCACTATATCCAGTATTTGAGACAGAAAAAGACGCAGAATGTAGCGTTTATGAAGCACTTGAGAGATTTAAGCTAGAATATAGAAAACAATATACCCTTAAAAGCAAAAAAATTAGACTAGATTTGGTCATTAAGCATGACGGGTTTTATTATCCGATAGAGGTTAAACCTGATCTTTCATCAAAGAAACTTATAGGGGCTGCGATTGCTCAAGCATCAAGCTATGCAAGCATTATCAAGCAACCCGTGTTTATTGGGCCAGTACCGTATAATTCAAAGAGTAATCACGAGCATAATATTATTGCCTGTATCGCAGGTAATTTTAACGTAGGATTTATTTGCATTAGTGATGATAAATTCAGACTCACGATTGCAGAGCAAAACATATTTAATATTTATCCAAAACAAGAAATAACCAAAAACAAAATGTACTTTGTTACTTGGCAAGGCAGTAAGAAAACCTCACATGAGGTAAAGCCAAAATGAGCATTACCTTCTTAAAAGCAAACGGTAGTTACGACACAAAGATAAATCAGCCAGAAGAAAAATATGAAGGCATAGGTTGGCAAGAAATAAAAGAATTAGCTGAAACGCCGCAAAGCACAACAAAACTAGATGCAGCTTTCATTATACCTAGCAGCTATAAAGAGCATGACGGGAGATGTCACCAAGCTCAAAAAGAGCACGGTAAGTATCACATGCTTGCAATTGATGTAGATGATGGCAACCATAGCATAGATTTTGTGCTTGGCTCAGTAGAGGCTATCATAGGCGATTGCTATATGGTGGCTTACTCCTCTAGCAGTGCAGAGCCAGATAATCGCAAATGGCGCGTGCTTATCCCGATAAAGAATGAGCTTAGCGGTAAGCAATACAGCCAGTATCAAAAAGCTTTCTTTGATCTGCTAGAAGATGAGGGAATAAACCCAGATCATGTTTTAGCAAGATATGGGCAAGTTATATATTTGCCAAACGTACCACCAGAAAAACGAGACGAGAAAGGCAATCCAAATTTTTATGAAAGCAAAATAGTAAAAGGCAAGGCTGCGCTTGATATAACGGATCATCATGCCATTGCGGTGCGTGCTAAAATGCAAAGCGCAGAACAAGAAAGAATAAAAGCAGAGATTGAGGTAGAGCGAGAGAAAAGAAAAGCAGAGCGAGAAAGAAAACTTGCAGAAAACCCAAACTTGGTTAGCCCAATAGAGGAATTTAACGCTCGGCATAGCATAGAAGAATTATTCTTGCGATACGGGTATGAGCAAAAAGGCAATAGCAAAAGCTGGAAGTCGCGCTATCAGTCAACAGGAAGCTATGCCACGAAAAACTTTGAAGATCATTGGGTAAGCTTGTCAGGCTCAGATGTTAGCGCAGGGGTGGGCAATAAGAAAGACGATGGAGCTACCCCGTATTGCTGGGGAGATGCGTTCAGCTTGTTTGTGCATTACGAGCATAACGATGATCTGGCTAATGCCGTGCGTGCATACGGTCAGGAAATCAACCTAAGTAAAGAAGAATATAAAAAAGAAAAACACATGAGTGCAGAGGAGATATTTAAGCAGGTAAATGAACAGCAGAGCGCCTCAGAGGTCGAACAGAGTGAGCAAACGGATGAAAATGGGTCTAGCCTCATGCATACGGTTTTCTCACCTAGTCAAGCAAAGCCAATTCTAAAGAATAATTACATTATCAAGAATTGGATCAGTAAGGGGCAGATGAGCGTTGTGTATGGACCAAGCAACTCAGGGAAAAGCTTTATGTGTCTAGATGCGTGCTTTTGTATCGCGGCTGGTCTTGAATGGCATGGCAATAGAGTAAACCAAGGACCAGTTTTATATTTGGCTCTAGAAGGTGGGCTGTCGTATTATAACAGAGTATGGGCGTTGCGTGAGAAATATGAAGTAGATGAAGCGCCGCTATATGTAAGGCCGTCACCCGTTGATTTGCTAAATAAAGACGCAAATTTGCGAGAGGTGGCGCTACTTTGCAAAGAAATAAAAGAAAAGCATGGGCCGTTGCAGTTGCTGTGTGTGGACACACTTAGTCGCGCTATGGCTGGGGGTAACGAAAATGGGCCAGAAGATATGACCGCAGTAATAAAACATAGCGATTTATTGCGCGAATATACGGGGGCGCATGTTATGTTTGTGCATCACTCAGGGAAAAATGTAAGCGCTGGTGCTAGGGGGCATAGCTCGCTTCGTGCGGCAACCGATGCAGAAATTGAGCTAGAACATGATAAAGACAATGGTATTCGGGTGGCAAAAACAACTAAGCAACGTGATCTAGAGACGGGCAAAGAATTTGTCTTTAAGCTTTCGATGCGTGAATTGGGTGAAGATGAAGACGGGGATCAGGTCACAACTGTGGTGGTGGAGCAGGCAGAAAGCAATGATCTGAAAGATTCCAAAATTAAGCCTATCACCTCACAAAATCACAAAAAGCTATTGGAAACCTATCGGCAAATGTGCGGTGATGGGAGAGCGAAAGGTAATCCAGCAGGCACGGGATTTCCAGAAGCAGGTAGGTTTTGGTGCGTTGACGCGGAAATAGCGCAAGAAATATTCAAAGGCAAAATCGCAATTAAAGATAAAAATGGCACTTGGCGTGACACTATAAAGGCGATGGAGAAGAATGGGCAAATTGTGATAAATGGCGGTTTGCTTTGGTTTTTGGGTAAGCATGGCAAGATGAAAAACTAGGGGTTTAATGGGGTTGAAATGGGGTGAAATGAGGTGAAAATGAAGGTCGCAAATGATATAAGAATGATGGCAAAGTTATATGAAAAATCATGTGAAAAGTTGGAGGGCAAATCACATGGTTTTCACATAGGTTTTCACATGGGTATGTGAAAGCATGTGAATTTATGTGAAAAATAAGAGGTAATGAAAACAATGGCTTATGAGGTTTTTTCACATGGTTTCACATTCAATTCACATGCAAAGGTATATAAATGTGAAAAATGTGAAAACCATAGTTCCTTGGTTTCACATTCACATAACCTCGGAGATGATTTTTTAGACTAGACGTTAGCTTTTAAAAAGGGAGAGCAGATGCAAGAAATAGATGACGCACAATTGCAAGAAATGATACGCACGGGAGAGGCTCGGATTGTGCCTCATGGAATGAATAAATTTAGCAGGTTGCAGAGCTTTGAAAGTAAACTTGCAAGTATCACTGATTTAGATGAATTGCGTGGCTTTTGGGATAGGTCAAAGGTGCTAGGGGTAAAACTTCCAAGTTGGACGGATGAACAAAAGCAAGCGATCAAGTTTAGAGCAATGCAAATTAAGAAGGAGAAAGAGCAGTGACTAAAACAATAAGAGCAGCATTACTTGAAGAAGCAAACAAAATTTTACATGGGAAGCGCTCAGAGGATTACGGAAGCGTTGAAAGTAATTTCGGACAAACTGCAGCGCTTTGGAATATTTACCTTGAGCGACGTAAGAGCATAGAGCCGCACGATGTTTGTGCTATGATGGGATTACTTAAAATTGCTCGGTTGTCGCACAAGCCAGACTATGACGGCGCTTTGGATTTGGCAGGGTATGCCGCATGTTATGCAGAGGCCGCGAAATTAGCGCCACCAGTGAGCCAAACGGTGAAAAGCAAGGGTAAGGCTAAGAAATAAAAAAAGGCCGCTTAGAGCGCGGCCTAGGTGGGGAAATGGGGTGGCTTTAGTTTTGCTTTGGATTTAATTGAACAGCGCCACCATTTAAACAAGCGCTTTCTACATCTTCACAATGGGCGCAATTATCAACTTTAACCCACATCATTAAACGAGGTGCAACTAAGTTCATAAAATGGACTAAATCTTCATTTGATAATGAATTGGTGAAATTTACTATTTCATCATTTTTTTGTTTTGTCATTGGTTTGACTCCATTTCAGTGACTACAGTGGCAGACATAAAGCAAAGCCCTATTTCTTTTGGGTCAAGCTTGCTGGCTATGTCAAAAGCATATTTCAAGCATTCTTTGGCCTTGTCGTTACTTGGAGCAGTTGCAGCAAGATGTATTGCTAATGTAAAAGCGTCTGATGCGTTATTGATTTCCATTTCGTTTGTCATTGGTTTAGCTCCCTAAGTATTGAATTATGTGCGGTGCACAAATTGTTATAAATGTAAAAAATAGTAATGTAATAAAGCCTAATAGGAATTGTATTTCTGGGGTGTTCATTATGCTACTTCCCTATATTCGTAAGTGTAGTTGAACTCAGCATCTAAATAATGCCACGCCTGCTCGTATTCATAATCGTAATTTGTTCTACCTTTTTCTACTTCATCTTCAGCAATAAGATGCGCCCAATGATTTAAACAAGGCTCGTGATCCAAGGCTAATTCTTCTTGAAAATATGCGGTAAATTCCATTTTATGCGGCCTCTCTATATAGCTTTGTTGAATTAATACATGCTATTTCTTCTGCTATCTTGGTGAGATCATCACCAGTTAAGCGATCATCCCATTTGTCTTGAAGGTGGTCACTCTCAGCAAGAACATACTCGCCTATAATATATGCAAGCATATTCACGACTCGCTCTGGTTCACTTAAATCTGTTGTGACCTCTCCAAAGTTTGATTGTTCATATTCTTTAATCATTTCGATTGCGTCAAAGACATGACCACCAAGAAATTGTTTTGCTTGATATGTGCCTATGATGAAATAGTCTGTGTTGCACAGCTCGTTATGTAAGTCACAACCGTATGTATCTGTGCCGTAGTTATCATTTAGCTTGTCGTGAATATCGTCTATTACACTTTGAAATATATCTTGCATTGGTTTTCCCTCTCTTATTATTTATACATATATAATAATGATATAATATAGATATACAAGAAAAAAGAAAGTAATATAATCAATAGCTTATAAAAAAGATTTATTGATAAAAGCTACCAAACACACATTAAAGCACAAGCCGCGCACGCACACACGCGATTACTACAAATAAAAAACAAAAGCAATCCTATTGTTTTTCATTGTTCATACTTTGGCAAAGTTAGTACAATTAAGAGCTGAACTGGCAATATTAAAGCCAGTTTTAGCAGTGCAAAAGCACTACATATGGTGCCTAATCAAGATATAGATAAACAGGTAATGCACATACTAAATGTGGTAGTGTTTTGTTAACATAATAAGTATTATACGAATTAGCATAATGATATATATTTTCTGGCAAGTTTGGTCTGGTTTTTCTGGCGGCTTTGCTTTGTTGACCCCCCCCGTCTAGCCCCCACCCCTACCCCTATTATTATTATACATTCTCACACACCAAATTTTGTGTTATATTTTTCGCAGGGCTGCGTTTGTTCCATACGTGCTTAGCTTCCTCCCAGCTAGGCAAAACGTGGCCCCCCATGCCCCCATTGCTTTTGCAGCAATATCACAGTAATATTTCCGAAAAACAAACGTGGAGCATAGCATGGCAGGCAAGCCAATGAAGCGCAAAGCACTTGCTGCGTTAGATAGTCGTGGCGGCCCAGAGGCGCTACAGGAGGCGCTTTTAGCAGGCAAGACAATCCCTCAGTTAGCGCGTGAGATAGGGTTAGATCGTGGGTATCTTAGGCGTTTGCTGATGAAGGATGAGCGTTACGCCCCTGCGATAAAGGAAGTTGAGCATTTGGTTGCTGATGCCCATGCAGAGGCAAGCTTTGAGTATCTTGATGAGGTGCATAAGCGCAGGCAGGGTGAGGTTGACGAGGCTAAGGATGGCGTGCGTGATGCAAGTGAGGCAAATGTTAGTCAGATAGATTTGGGCATTGCTAAGGGGTATGCCTCTCAGCATAATATTATGGCGATGGCTTATAATAGGCAGAAGTATGGCAATGCTGGGCAGCAGAATGTGCAGATTAATATTGGTGATTTGCATTTGGATGCTTTGCGTAAGATGAAGGTTGTGCAGGGTGAATGATTTAGCAAGCAATACGATGCTGGATTTTACTCAGCGTTATGTTCATGCACCTGCTTTGTTTGTTGAGGAAGTGCTGGGTGTAAAGCCATTGCCGTATCAAGCTGAGTTTTTGGAGGCTATTGCGTCTGGTGAGCGTAAGATTAGCGTCAGGTCAGGGCATGGTACGGGCAAGTCCACGGCAGCATCTTGGGCGATGTTGTGGTATTTTTTGATGCATTACCCGAATAAGGTTGTGGTTACAGCCCCGACCAGCTCCCAGTTATTTGATGCTTTGTTTGCAGAGATGAAGCGCTGGATTAATGAGTTGCCACCCCATTTGCAGTCTGTGCTGAATGTAAAGTCGGATCGTGTGGAGCACACTTCTGCGCCCAGCGAGCTCTCT